GCCTTCGCCTATAAGAGCGTCTAACTCTTTTCTGATTTCGTCAGCTTGTTCAGAAATACTTTTCTTATTATCTTCGCTCATAATATTATATTATAATCTATATATCTACCAAATCCTCGAGGCTTAATAAGGCCTTAAATTATCTGGCTTGATTATAGCGTCTTAATTGAATAGAAGGGATTGCGTTATCGACAATCTTAGCATATTGACTATCTCTAACGACATATTGCTGAAGTATATTAAAGTGTTGCTCTTGTTCAATGGTTCTTGAGAAGAGTCTAATATTAGTCATCTCAACTTTACTTGGCATTAATGACCATTGAGTATCACCTGTCCAACCATATGGCATAATATTACTTACAGTTCCTGTGAGAGCCGACGTCATAGTATCTTGTACAGTTTGGCCATTTTGCCAGTTACTCAGTGGATCTAATCTATAAACGTTTGCTGTCACTGCATTATATTGATTGTTAAGATTAAATACTAGACCATACCACACACCAGCTTCTAAGTTATTACTATAAGTAAATGAGTGTGTATCGTTATTAATCTTAACGCTTAATGTATCATGTGTTGTATTAATAGCAAGCCCCTTGTTATTGTTATATGAAGTAATCAATGGTAAATCTGTACCGTCAACTAGACTTGGTCTAAACCATAAAGTAATAGCTAAGTTTTCAGAAGTTGATAGCTGTGACTTTCTTTTATAGGTTAGGGCATTTAAACCTTGATCCTTGACCGTACTTAAATCATATACGTTCTTAGCAACTACAGTCCATTTATTTCTAATTTGAGTGTCTTTAATTACTAATCCATTGTGAATCTTATATCTAATGCCATCACCGACTTCACTAAATACGGTTTGATATTGTTGTGGTTTAGTAACTTTGTCAAACTCCTCTTGAATCTCTTCACCGAAAACTTCTTCAATGCCTGTCACCAAATCATCAACTGCCTGTTCAACTTGGCTATCATTGTGAATTGAGCTAGTTCTGTCCTCATATTTAGTAAGCATTACTCTCCAATATGTCATATCCATATTGAACTCATCTGCAAAAGAGACTGAACGTACTTCATACATTCTGTTCATTAGAGGGAAATATAAGTAGTCTCTACTTCTTGGACTTTTACCTAAACCAAATGCAGTGTTAAATTGTCCTTTAGTAATGTGAACCTCAAAGTCTTCAAAGCCCATGCCAAAAATATCAAAGCTAAACTCTTGACTTGGCATTGCATTGTCTGGTACAACTATTTTAAGTTGCTTTTCTTCCATTACATTATAGAGTGAATACTCCATTAAGACCACATCTCGAGATCTTTGATCTGGCTCAACTCTAAAGTATCTAACTTGGTGGCCCCACATTTCTGAAGCCAATTCACTGATTTCTCTATAAGTATCTCTTGGTCTTTGAAGATTATATGGGTTGTAAATATCGTCTTCACAATCTATAACAATGTTTGCACATCCGCTCATTGCCCATGGATCTGAACAATCACCACAGAATTGAGGACAAGATTCAATTGTACCGTTCTCGGTTTCTAATTCAAAAGTAACACTTAAGAGTGTAATTGAATTGTAGTCACTTAGAGCACTAACTTCAGCTTTTACATCAATCCAAAGTGGCTTAGATGGATCAAACGTTTGACCTAAAAGATCTTGTGGACCAGAGCCAATATTTAAAGAATAGAGTGGTGACATTTGACCACCATCTGAGCTTGAACCCTCTTGAGACCATCTATAAGAGTACGTAAAATGATTATTAGGATTTGGTGCCTTATAGAACTTAATAGCACTAGCTGTAAATGGTGCGGGCTCTACGATTGTAAAACCATTAGGGCCTAAAACTTGATCTACTGTTAAAATGTAATTAGCTACAATAATTTGATCACCTGATTGTAAGTCTAAGTTTGTGCCAGTACCCACGACATTAACATCACCGCCGACAAGTGCTAGTGTACCAATAGTCCTTGGTGATGAAACACCTGCAATTATATTCCAGCTTAAGACTTTAGTTACACCTTCATAAGGTTCAACTAGCTTAGCAAACATATAATCACCGATTTCAGTAGCTGTAAAATTCGTTACCATTAAATTGGAGTCTAAGACCTCTTATTTTTATTTATATATCTGACTTTTTATCAGCTATTAAGAGCATCTCAGGATCATCAGACTCGTACTGTTCAGCAACTGAAATTATTGGATTAATGATATTAAAAATCTCAGTTGTGTTGTTTTCTGATAAGAATAGATCTAATGTGTTTAAAAAAGTCTTAACTCGCATAACAGTATAGTGCTCATCGTCTTTAAAAAGATTAGCCCTTCTAAGAACTTTGCTGGCCACCTCACATTCATGCTCATTAAAAATATCAAAGAGTCTAATACTACCTCTTAGTGTTTTGATGCTATATTTAATAGTTTTGATTTGATCAATATTAACTATACGATTATAACTTGCATTCTTATTAAGTGTTAGTTTAATCCACATAAGATTGGTCATGTGATCAAACATTTGCTGTAAGAAATAAACAGAGGTAGCCTCTTTGTGAATAGCCACATCGCTAATAGCTTGAAAGCGATTGATCTCAGCTCTAAAAAAACCTCGAAGCGCTTTTTGCATATCATCGCTACTGACTAGAATCGAATCTTCATCCAATTTCTTAGTACCTGAGCTTCTACACAAAATACCCCACAATTTTAGATCAATTGAGTTATACTTGTATAAGGTTATATCAATAACCTCAGAGAATGTATCTTTACTTAGTGTAGACATCTATCTGGGCTTCAATTTTTTTAAGATCAGCGTATAGTTCTTCTTTAGCGAAAGCCTTCAATTCATTAAATTCTCGCATGCCTATTTCGTTTTTAGACAGATAGATTTCTACAGCACGATCGTCTGGAGTATATTTATCTGTATCATTTTTAGCGGCCGATTTTTTGGTCTTAGTGTAAAACCAACCTGGTACAGATTTAAACCTTGAAGCTACCATGGCCCAAGATTCAACTACATTTGCTCCATTGATCCCATTGATGTTAAACATCTGCGAATTTGCAGGATATTTAATAGCAAAGAAACGATTAATCATAAAATGATGGCGTTTCTTAGAATGATTTTTTAATTTATTATAAGTGTCTTTCTTCGTAAACATGATTTTTACGAAGTCGAATAATTTAGTTTCGTCTAGCATATATGTTATATGTGTTAGCTGCGCTTTAGTTTACTTAACCCAATCCATAAAAGATAGTTGATATGCCTCTAACATACTATAACCATCTTCTATGAGATCGAGCGCAGTCAAAATAACCTCTTGTCTTAAACCATAAGCACCAGCTTCGGTTAAAATCTCTTCAACTTGAATAAGTTCTTCCATTAAAATAATTTTTTAGTCTGACTCTCCTCAGTGGTCTTTTTAGGAGTAGTCTTCTTACCAACAAGCTTCATCTTTTTAGGAGGAGCAGTTGATTCATCTGGAATATCCATGCCTGCGAAAGCATCTGGACCAAAACTTGGCTGATCTTTTAACCAAGTTGTACCTTCGAGAATACGATCCATTTCCATGATAGACTCTTTGTTTTCAATAGCACCTTCCCAATCCTTTTCAATAGAATCATAAATTGCCTTTTGAATAGCATCTGGAATTGTCTTAGTGTGTAGTAACATTAGTGCAATATTGTTTGACAATGCAACTTTAATTAGAGTAGGATTACTATGTCCAACTACACGATAAACAATATCTGATAATTTATCTTTATACTCAGATGAGAACAAGTGATCAATAACAAAATTGTCATACTCTTTAATAAACTGATCATAGATAGTATCAGCATGCTTCATTGTCAAAGAGTAGTTGCGTAATTTACCTGACTTCATTTCTTTTTGCCAAGTAACTACTGCAGGAATATTGTCTGACTTGTCACCCGTTAAGATCTTCTTAAGAATAAACTCGTCACAATCAATTTCTTCGATCTGAATTTTATTAGCTTCAATCCAAGACAAAATATCACCTTGATAATTATCTCTAAGCATAGTTTGTCCGCCCATATTAAAGAGCATATCGTCATTACTCATGTCGGCCGCAGCTGAGGTCTCCATATCTTTTAAGAAACCTTTGTAACCATAGAGTGACTTTTTAGTATTGTAATACCAAATAGTGTGAGCATCGTTAGTAGTAGAGTAGTTTACTAATTGAATAAGATCTCTATCACCCGACCATACGATACATGATTTGCCACGAGCGTTAAGCATTGTAGACCAACCAAAAATAACATCGTCGGCCTCAGCACCTTGAATTTGGTGAACCGTAACGCCTTTACTAGCTACTACCTTTTGGAATTCTTCATATACAGAATAGACAGCGTTCCAATCTACATCAGAACTCTGCTTTCTAGTGCCTTTATAATCTGACTCAGGATAAAGATCCTTACGCCATGATTTACTGTCGACTGTTAATACAACGTCATCGACAAACATTTTTAACTTGCGCATCTCCGATGCAAAGTCAATGGCCAACTTTCTCATGAACTGTGCCTTTTGCTTATCATCACCCAATAAGGCTACACCGCCTTTAGGTTTAGGTAAGACAAAAAGTCTACTGAACACAAAATAGTTACCGTCTATAAGTAGTGTATGTTTTCCCACTTTCATATCTCTTGTTTCTTATTCTACTGCCAATATACACAAAATAATTGACAATAAAAAATTTTCTAATAAGTTTTTTAAGAGTTGACGATAGATTGTATTTCATACACACAACTAAGCATTGTAATCACTGGATCAATAACATGTACACGTTGCGCTTGGTGTTTAGCAACTGTAATGATAATCTGAGGAATGTGCTTTACATGCTGCAACTTCTCTTGTTGTATATATTCAACAAACTCTTCACCTAATGTTTGAAGTACGTCGTCAACTTTATTTGCATAATTGCTCACTAGCAATTGATAGTTCTTCGCTGGATCTGTCTCGTTAAAGATTAACTCAAATACATCTTTGTAAACTGAGTTAAACTTTTTAACGTCCTCGACCGTAATATTATTTGTACCTTGAGTTTTGTAACCTTGAAGTTTGTTAAGAGTAGTTCTTAAATCTGGAAAGTTACGACGTACAAATTCTACAAGTGCAGGTTTATCAATGGTCATACCTTCGTTGCCACAGATTTGATACACTCGTTTAATGTATTTTTTGGTCAACTCTGATTCTTCTTCTTTATCGAAGTCAAAATTAATGACTTCAAATCGAGATAGGATTGGATCTGGCAGTTTGTTGATGTAGTTACATGTTGCAATAAAACGAGAGTTAGATGCAAACTGTTCCATTGTAGCACGCAAAGCCTTAAAGAATTGGTCTGATACACCATCAACCTCATCCAAAATCACTACCTTAAAGCTACCAGCTTTATCCATGATAGAGACAGTTGAACAAAAATCGATAATACGGGTTCTAATCACATCAACTGAGGTATCTGTCGATGCATTGATATAAAGATAAGGCAACTCAAATTGATTAACGAGAGCCTTAGCAGTAGACGTTTTGCCAGTTCCTGGTGAACCCGCGAATAACATGTTTTGAACAAGTCCATCTTTGAACTTACTCATAACTCGATCTGGCAAAATTAGATCATCCAAGTTTTTTGGACGATACTTCTCTGTAAAGAGCTGATTTAATGACTGCATATAAGTATGTTTTGTAGGTTATACGCACAGGGCCGCAAAAGGTTTCTAAAATATATAAAGTATATGGCAAGAGCAAGTCACATAGAGATCAAACGGACTAACGGGCCGAACCCTAGAAATCGATACGGTATTATACTAGGTGGATTACAAAAGTCGCACCGTAAGTTCCTGGTAGAACACAGACATATAAAGAGGTGGTCTGATAGTGATCAGTTCGTTGGCTGTATCTTAAGAATGCAAAGAACCACGACTGCACCGGCCAATTATGTTAAAATGTATTGGGACCATGAGAACCAAATGGTAGTAGATCGTGAAACTCTCTATACTAATTATAACACTATAGATTGGATTTGTGCCATAAGTCTTAAACCAATTAAGGCTAAGTTTATGAACTTTGATCTAGAAAACTTTGTCCACCCAGAGTATCGCGATGTGCTTGATGCTCCAATGGTAGACAGTCGCATCTTAAAGAGTTCAATTGAGTTTCGCAAGGAATGTAAAAAACTCCTGCTCAATGAGAGACAGGAGTTTCTTAAACTTGCAAAGAAGAACGCTAAGCGTCGTCTTTAATATTACATTAATGATCTGAATCTGTCAGCGACAGACGCAGTTTTGAATGAGAATGATTCTGTGATAGGTTCTACTTTATCATATTCTCTTAGAATGGCGTCAATGCTTGATTCCATTTCTGTTAGAATTGCCATAGTCTTTTCATATGATCCGAAAGATTCACCTAATTGAGCTTTAAGATTTTCTAATTCTGTTCTTTTAGCTGCAAGTGACTGTTCAATTTTTTGTTTAATGTCGTCAGGTTTACCTTCTTTTTTAGCTTCACCACTAGCAATTTTAGCCTCTAATGTTTGAATTTTTTGTCTGATTTCTTTCTTTTGATCGTCAGTTAATTCTTCTTCACCGCTTGCTGGTGGATCGCCGGCTGGTGGATCGCCTGCTGGTGGATCGCCTGCTGGTGTATTGCCACCTTCTTTAGCGTCTGCAATAGCTTGGTCAACCTTATTTAAAACTTCATCTGCACTTTTAACAGCTGCAAGATCTTCAGGTTTCTTTAACGAAGTGCCATCACCATATTTAGGAATAAATTCACCTAATTTAAAGCCTTTTTCTCCTTTTTGTGCATTGTCCATATCTCCACCGGCTAAACCAATAACACTTTTAGTAACTTCTTGACCTTTAATTTTATTAGCTAGTGCTGAAACGGCTGCTAATTCAGCAGTAGCGGCGTTTTTAATAGCATTTGCTAATTCCTTAGCTTTACCTAATGCAGCTTCATCTGATTTAGATTTTGCTTTAGAAAATAGATCTTCAACTGCGCTTTCTAAAATAACATTATTAAATGCTGATAAAGATTCTTTGATAGCATCGGTTGCTTGTTTAGCTGCATCAACTACTTTATTAACATCTTCTCTGGCTTTCATAATAGCTTCAATCTCTGCCATGTAAGCTTTAACACCAGCAAGTTCTGCAATTTCTTCTTTAGCAAGTGATTCACCTTTTTTGATTTTAGCTTCTAATTCAGCCGATCTTTCTTTAATCTCTTCAAGCTCTGCAGCTAATTCTTTTGCAGCATCGTCCTTACCTTGTGCGGCTGCTATTTTAGCTGCTTCCTCCATTGATTTTTCTCTAACTGCATTTTTTAGCCTTGCTTTTTTAGCTTGATAAGCTACATCTAGCTTTGAACCTTTTGTAATGTCAGCCTCTACTGTACCTAATTTAGTTTCAAATTCTGAGAGTGCGTTTTTAGCCTTTTCTGTTTGCGTTGCTGCAGCCTCAGTTGCACCGGACATTTTGTCTTGAAGTGCCGCTTTTTCTTTTGCAGCTTTTTCTCTAACCTCAGGTGCAATACCTTTACCTTCGACAGACTTTGTAAGTTTATCGATTTCTGCTTTTATTTTGGCAGTCGCAATGGTAACTTGATTCTTTTGATTAGTTGGATCAGCTAACGTTAAAAGCTTTTCGTATTTGTCTAACATCATTTCAGCCTTAGCAACAGCAAAAGTAGATTTAAGACCTTTCAGTAACTCATCCAAGTTTTCATTTACTGCATATGATTCAGTAATCTGATTTGATAACTCTGCTAAGTTAGTTAAGATAGTATCAACGTCTTTGATCACCTCTTGTCTGATAGCTTCACCCGATTTGGTGTTAGTTTTATCAACTGCAACTGCGTTTTTGGTTGTTGCGCTTGATGGTGTAGTTGAGTTTGAAGTGTCTGCACTTGAAGCAAAGTCTTCAAACATTTGAATTTTCTTTTTGAATTTCATATCTTTTTAATTTGTTTCTTAAAATTAAACCTGTTAGATTATATATCATCTCTTTTTTGGTAAATATGAAACAAAAAAAGGGCTCTCTTTCGAGAGCCCCTTTAAGATACTTATATACCTATTCTAAATCTTTAGATTGATTATAGAGTCAATGCTGAGATTGAGAATGTAGAGTATTGAGTTTGTGGGTGGAAACCAGCTTCAACTAGAGCGTATCTAGATTTAACAGCTACTTTAGGAGCCATAGTTCCTTCAGCAATTGTTTGTACTGATTCAGCCATCAAGTAAGGCATGAATACCAAACCTGGACCGTTACCGTCACCTTTTCTACCTACTAATACGTCCAAGTTATCGAACGCCAAAGTTGGGTCAGTGTAAACATTGATACCAGCTACAGAACCGATTGGGTAAATAGCGCCAGCAACTTGGTTTACAGTGTTAGCGAATGGGTTAGGTACGAAACCTGCAACACCTTGAATAGCTGAAGCAACTTTTGCAGAAACAACTGCGAAGTTACCAGCACCTCTTCTACCTACGTTTGCGATGTAGTTAGCGTGAGCTAAGATGTGAGTAAGGATTCTTCTGTTGTGATCACCGTAAGTGTTACCACCTTGGTTAGTGTAATCCATAGTAAGAGTACTTAAACCGTGACCAGTGTTAGTCGCAGCCAAATCTCTCATTTTACCTAAGATGTGTTGGTTGATTGACTGAGTCAATTCGTTAGTCAATACTGCTTCTACTTGAGCAACAGCGTCAACACCGAATTGCTTAAGATCTTGTACTTGCTCTCTAGTCACAGCAGCAGCTACTTGGAAAGTTTCTGCAGCAACTGACTTGCTGAACAATGAAAGACCCATTAAGTTGTCAGCCAAAGACTCACCAGCGTTTCTTGACATTGGCTGGTAAGAAGCTCTACCTGTTTCATTGCCGAATTCAACACCAGCACCAGAGAAACCTGGGATGTGGTCTTCTAATGCAGCAACTAAATCAACTGAATCAGCAGCAGCACCAGCAGCTTCTAAATCAGCAGCTACGTTAGCAGCAACTAAATCACCAGTTACTTTGTAGATGAATTTACCATCGATTCTTGATAAGCCAACCCACTCGTAAGAGGTGTTGCCTGCAGCTGCAGGAATATTAGCGTCCTCTGTTAGAGTACCTGCTTTAGCTTTAACGTACAATGGAGCTTCAGCGTTATCTAGTCTACCACCTGCGTAAGTGAAGTCTAGGTAAGACAATAAGCCCATAGGACCTGCCATTGGTACAACTGGTACCAAGTCAAGACCGATAGTTTGAGCAGCAACTTGCATTGCCAAAGGCAATAGAGTTGGAGCTTTGTCACCAGAACCGTTTGTACCGACGTCTGCACCGTTACCTACTTGTGAAGGGAAAGATACTGCGCCCATACCTGTAAGGTTCATTGGACCAGGGTTGTTAGACAAAGACATGATGTTCGCGTCTTCGTAAAGCTTGTGATTGTGACAGTAAGTCGACATCCAAGCTAGCTTTTCTGATTCATTAATACCAGTAGCTTCCTCGATAATAGGAGCCCAAGTATTTCTGATCTCAGCTTCGTTTAATAAATTAGCCATTTTGAAATGATCTTTTTTTTGTTTGTGTTTATAGTTAAACTCGACTTGCTTGGGTTTTCTGCTTCTGTCACCCGTATTCGTCGATTAAGTTTATATATCCTTATTTTTTGAATCTTTTCTTCAACTCTTCAGCATACTGGCTTACATCGTAAGCTGGCTTGTTCACCTCTTCAGTTTTAGATTCTTTTACCATCTCTACTTTTTCCATTTCGATCTTAGTGTCTCTAAGGTCTCTAGTCTGCCAGAAGTTTCTTACTTGATATTCTGTATTTAGAGTGTGGTATTTTGATTGAGCCGTGATTTGGTTCTTCTTAGATTCTGATAAGTTTTCCCAAGCACCTCTGTATTCAGCTGGCATCGCAGCTAAGAAGAATGGCTCAGCATTTCTGTTTTCAACAATCAATTGAGAAGATTCGATCAATGATACAATTTCTGATTCAGTCATAAAGCCTCTTTTAGCAACTTTAGTTCTAACTTCAGTTTTAGCATCTTCAGTAAGAGCGTTGTATTTTTCAACAGTTGATGTTGATACTACTCTAAAGAATGATGGATTCTCGTTCTCTTTGATTTGAGCTGACTCAACTAGTTTGTTTAGTTTAGAAGAGATTTCGTTTTTGTAAGCTTCTAATGGATCGTGTGCTCCATCTTCACCTTCAGCCTCTTCGTCTGAATCACCAGCTTCAGCTTCTTCAGTTTCATCTTCGATTTCAGAATCAGAAGTTTCAGTTTCGTCTTCTAGATCTTCAGCGTCAACTACTTCGTCACCAGTGTCTTCAACGTCACCTTCTGGTGCATTGTCACCGATTTCTTCTAAGTCTTCTTCTTCAGACTTAACTACGTCTTCACCTTCTTCACCTGCATCTTCGCCTTCAACGTCACCTTCGTCAGAGTTATCACCAATTTCTTCTAGTTCTTCCTCGTCCTTTTTAACAACGTCTTCGCCTTCGACACCTGCTTCTTCACCTTCAACTTCTTCAGTTACATCTTCAGCAGTTTCAATCTCTTCTTCAGTATCTTCTACTTTATCTTCAAGATCTACAACTTCTGCTTCTGCTTCCTCTTCAGCTTCAATCTCATCTGTAGTATCTTCTTCAACTTCTTCACCGTGGAATTCTTGATCGTCTTCTTCAGTGATTACGTTTTCGTTGATAGATTCTGCAATGTACTCAGCGTACTCAGAAACTGATTGTAAATTACCTCTTAAGTATTCGATATACTCAAGAATAGTTTGAGATGATTCAGCACCTTCGTTGTGTGCTTCTGCTAAATAGTTAGCAAAGTCTTTTACTTTAGCTACAGCTTCAGCAATATGCTCACCGTATTGGATTGATTGATCTAGTTTTTCTGCAACGTGCTCAGAGTAAGAGATGCCTTGATCTGCCTTTTCTGCAACGTGCTCAGTGTATTGAATACCTTGATCTAGTTTTTCAGCCAAGTAACCAACATATTCAGATAGGTTATTTACGCTCTCTGCAATATGGTCATTGTGCGATTTTAAGTTTTCGACTGTCATGTCTTCGCTAGCCTCAGCGGTCTTAGCGTCAATTGACTCTTTGATGCCTTTAATTTCTTTAGCCAAATACTCAGAGTACTTGTTAAAGTCTTCGGCTTTTACGAATTCTGCCATGTTTTTGTTTTCTTTTATTTCAGTATTTAAAGTTTGAGTTTCAATGTTTTCTGTTACGTTAGCTCCACCCATTTCGTAGATGTAAACGCCGCTATCATTTGAGAAGCCATAAGATTCGTTAACTCTCTTAAGTTCTGCGTTCTCAAAACCAGGATCTGCCACTAAGTCATAAGTAAATAGTTGCTTAATCTTAACTTTACCGTTAGATTCAACTGCACCTGCAGCTCTTGATGAAATTTGAAGAGGTACACCTGCATCAACTAGGGCTTTAGCTTGTCTACCAGCATCAGTGTCCAATAAACGTATTCGACCTCTCACCTCCTTCGTGTCCTTATCGTAGTACAATTCTTCTACGATGTGTGATACATTTTTCAAAGATGTATCGAATTGTGTTGGGTGATCTAGTTCACCTAAAAGCTTAGAAGAAGAAATCTTCTGCTGTAAAGCCTCAATCTGAGGGACATATTCGTCCTCAGTATAGATTCTATTATTTCTGTTTTTCTGATCAATTTGACCAAAAACACCCTCGAGGACGTAGTCTTTTTCTTCACCTGAAGCAACGCTCAAAGTCGAAGATGACATCTCGACGATTAACAAATCCTTTTGATTTTTCATATTTATGGATTTTTCTATTTTTAATATATATCCTTACGTTATTATGTAATTATCTTAATCTTTTTAGATGCCTGCCAGTGGATCATCTCCACCCTCTTCACCGCCTTCAGCTTCCTTCTCTTCTTCTTTTTCTTTTTCAGCTTTTTCAGCCTTAAAGTCATTGTAGAATTTTACGATTTGATCAATCTCACCTTCGCCGAATGAACCTTCACCAAAAGTATCATAAAAATGCTTCTTAAACTCTTTCTCAGTTGGGTATGCAGTAATAGCACCCAAAATCTCAGCCGCAGAAACAGTTTTACCTGAATCTAGATCAATGTCATCGATATAAATATCTGACTCTTCGCCGGCTCTAAGAGCTGCTTCTTGTACCTTGGCACTAATAAAGTCTTCAAATGTTTTAATAATTTCCATAATGTATATATTCTTTCATTTTTAGAAGCCCAGACCATCGTCTTCTGGTTCAGGTGCCTCAGCCTCTTCTTTATCCAATTTAGACTTAGCCGCTTCATTGGCTCTAATCTCATCATCAGATAATTTGAGATACTTTTTAACAAGGTATTCCTGATCGAAGTAGTACTCTTCTTCCATTGTTTCTTGATTCGTAGTCATTAGAGAATCTCTCATTGATGAAATAAATTCAAGTCTACGTTCCATGATTTCCATATTCTTTAACTCTGCAAAGACATTCTCTTCATTGAATCTAAGAGCAACTTGAGTTTTGAATTGTGGATCGTCCACAAACTCAGGATACTTTAAACACATTTGAATATAGAGTGGCTTAACAAGAATTTCTTGGAAAGTAGATCTTAAACGCTTGATAAACTTACCAAACTTGATCTCGTCTCTAATCATACCATCGGCTGCAAGGTTGAATTCACCGCCACCATCTTCATATAAGAATCTGTTGAAAGGAATTTTAGAAACATGCTTTAGTTTATCTGAGAAATACTTAAGCGCTTCAACGTCTGATAATTCAGGACCTTCACCACCAAGTGTTTCAATTTCTGGTGATTCACCTTCTTTCGATGGTAACCAATACTCTTTGTTAAACTGCAACATCGGTGAGCCATCTGTTGTAAGGCTACCTGATTCCCAATCAAAGTCAACTGTTTCTTTATATGAATTCATCAACTGTGCCAAAGATTGCTTAGCACGAGTTTTAGATTTACCACCAACTGGGATGATAAACTTCATTCTAAAAGATGAGTTAGTTACAGCCCACACAATTCTAGTGTGTTCCATAATTCTCAATAAATTAAAGGCTCTAACTAATCTTTCAATATATGAAACTCTCGATGCTGTTGTGATCGAAGAGTATGAAATGTAAATAATTTGTGAATCGTAAAGTTTACGCTCTTTAACAGGATCATCCTTATATTGAACCCAAACTTTCTTGCCGTCATCATGATTATAACCTGGAATAAGTGTGATTGGATCTAATTCTTTAAAGCCAATTACTTCTTTTTGATCAGGCGAATAAATGATTTCAAACGCAAGGTAACCATCGACTAAGAATTTTCTAAAGAAGTACCATGCAGATTGATCTGAGTTAAACCCAAAATAGTGATAGATTTGTCTAAAATACTTGTTAAGATCTTTGTTTACTTGATCTGAAATATCAAGACCTAAAACTTCAGGTTGACAAAAGAAATTTTTATCATCGTATACAATGGTTTCATCACACAGAATATCGAGAATGTCCTCGATTTCATCGTGCATTGCAAAGTTTCTTAGTTCATCTCTTTTACCAGGGTAATCTTGATCAAAAAACGGAATGTTCTTTTTAAGATTAATGTCGGTCATCGACATGGCGGCAAATGCACCATAGATGTCATCATTATCTAGACCAAATGGATTCATCTCGCCATAGCCAATTTGATCCTCCATTGGACCAATAGCTTGAGACTGTCTTAGAACCAAATCATCATAACGCATACCAAAACTACTTAGCGTTTTCAATGCATTTGAAACACTAAATGGTCTGGTATTGACGCTTAATGGTCCGTTCCTTCTGTTTGTATAACCTGCCATATTGTTTAGTTACTATTCAATTTATATATCTTACTTCTTTAAGTGGTTTCTAAAGGCCTCTTGGACCTTAGCAATCGTAGTCCCATTAAGGCTCATAAAGTCACAAAGAACTATTTTTGCCCAGCTTTCATAAGCTACGACTTTTTGGTCAGCCTTTAAGTTTGGAATGTATTGACGAATTGCAAAGTCAAAGCCATATTGAGCTAAGAATTTTTTAGCACCATCATAAGTAAATTTAAGTTCTCGTTGGGCATTAGCATTATTTGCTGATTTGCCTTTCATTTGATTCTCAATTTGAGATTTCATTTGTTCATATACAAAATCTAAAAGATCCTCTTTGACTTTAACTGGTAAAAGGTTTAGATTAATACCTAAATCATTTTTGTTATCTGTTGGATCTAGTGCTAATACAACCGGATTCATGTCCCACCAGGGTAAACGATCAATGCCCTTTGGTTTTTCATACTTAAAGACATAAATTTTACCAGGCACAAATGGACGAGTTGTACGAGCAACTGTTTTGTCAGAACGACTTTTAGTGCCCTTTGTAAACCACTCCTCAGCTTTTGTTCTAGCTTTTGTTTTACCACCGTTTTCACGGCTAAACTTTTTTATATCGTCTTTAATCTTGCCCATTATTTGAGTGATTTTTCTGTTAAGACGATAAATCTAAAGCCTCTGTCGGCACACCAAGCTTTAGCGTACTTATACTTATCCATATTTTTAACATACTGTTCTGCCAAAAACTTATAGGATTTAAGAGCTTTGGTGCTCTTCTTTGTTGGAGGCTGAGGTTTGGTAATTTGAGCTTCGGGTTTAATCTCAACCAAAAACTCTTCAGTTTCACCAGCTTTCTCAGTTTTCATGTAAAAGTCTGGATAATAAGAGTGCTGTCTCTTGTCATATGACGAGAAATATTTGATCTCAACGGGTTCGCTAGACCATTTTATTACGCTCTCTTTTGTATCACACATTATCATGAACTTTCTCTCCCAAGAGGATCTATAAATTATTGGAGTTGGTCCAATATATTTGTCTGGATTTGTTGGTGTAAAATAACCTTGGACAAAACCTGAATTTCCACTTGGTTTGAGATTCTTAATCGACATTAAATGTTAAACATACCACCCTCTCCTGTACTATCTTTGGTTGAGATACGGTCCATTGATAAGGTGTTCTTATATTTTTGCGGATGAATTTTATTCCAACCTTTAGCATAGCCACGCTTTGCAATCTCTGTAAAATAGGCAAATGCGTTAGGGTATTTTGGATTAAAGTTTCTCCAGTACTTTAACAAATCTAACATAGCAAATTGCAAGCAATCACTTCTATCGTCTTCGTTTACGTATGTTAATTTATTTATCGTCCTCTCGGCCAATAGTATTAACATCTTTTCAGCGGTTGGAGTTAACTTGTCTTGTTCTTTAGACTCTACAATTGCATTATAAAGATCTTTATTATTGAGGTAATTCTTTTTTCTCTTTGCCACGTTGATATTATTTGTTTAAGTTTATACACAAAAAAGCCCATTTGTTTCCAAATGGGCTCTTCTAGATTTGTATAGTGTTTTAGATTACTGCGCCAGCTTCTAGCTCAATTCTAAACTTTTCAACTCTTAGTGGCTCTTCGTTAACGAAAACCGTTAAAACATCGTCTCTACCAGCACCGCTATATTCTACAGCATCAACTTTTAATTCAGTACCTTTGGCTAAACCGTCAACTTCACCCTTTAGTGTAGCGTTCAAGTAGCCATCAGAAACTGTTAATAGATCCTCGTTTTGAGCTGCGTCCAATTCTTCGCTTAGTCTCTCAATTTCAGAGTTGATTAAATGATCGGCTGCTTTAATATCTGGAAGATTTCTATCAGCTTCAGCTAAACGACCTTTTTGATCTTTTAAGAATGCAATCATTTCATGCATTAATCTAACCTTATTTCTTTTAGCTTCTCTTCTTTGTGCGAAAGACTCTAAAATGTCTTCAACTAAATAAGTAACGTCTGTGCCTGTCTGTTCTGCAACATATTCTACGGCTGCGTCTGGTAACATTTTAGAAAACTTAGAAAGTTTAGTAGCTTCATTCATTCTGTAAACAAATGTACTAGGACCAGTTTTCATAGTCAACACCTTTACGTCACCGTCAATTGATTCAGCAATAAAATCTAAGATCTTGTAAGCATTGTAGTTTTTAGCTGCGAATTCAAAAAGGTTTAGTAATTCTTTATCAGCATATTTGATATAACCAAATGAGAATGCTTTTTCTGTTAAAGTCTCTTCACTGCCTAAAAGCATTTCAGTACCGTTTGTGTAGAATGCATTTGTTTCAGCAACATATGTGAATTTAATACCTCTTTGTACTGAACCCATTGCATTTCTTTCTGATTCTAAAACTGCTAATTCTTTTTCAACTTCAGTTAAAGCCTCAACACTTGCACGCTTACGCTTAAGTGCTTTCTTGTTTTCGTTAACAAAATTGATCTTTTCAGTTAGATCCAAAGTCTTGTTAAAGTTTTCAATAGCTGATTCACTCAGCTCGCTAACCATTACTTTGTTGTTGAAATCATATAAGAATTCAACGCCATTTTCGTTTATGTTAAAAATAGAGTTAGCTTTTACCAAATTAGACAGATCTGCATTCGCCTCATTAAATGGTTGGATATGAGAACCTGTAATTTTAAAGTTTTGGCCTGCAGCGTTGAATACGAAACCTTGTCCGTGTTCCAATACTGGTGAAATAATGCCTCTTTTTAATTCTGCCATCTTTTTAAGATTTTTTATTTACTATATATATCATTGTATTATTCGTCGAACGGGAGCTCTCTGCCAGTGACATTGTAATTATCACCAAGTGCAGGCTTTTCACGATCTGTCATACCAGAATCGTCAATCAATTTAGAGTTACCAATAGTAAACATTCTATTACTTTGTTTTCTTCTACGACTAACTTGAATAATCTCCTCATTTGTACCTAATTTATTGCCAAGAAGTGATTCATCTGGTGCTTCTGTTCCTGTTTGAATAAATCTACCTTGACCGTCACATTCCCATTTAGTACCGCTCGTATCATAATAAATATAACCCAAACTTGTACATGGAATCATACCATTAGGATCACCATAATCACCAACTGAACCAAGTGCATAATTAGTAATTGTGAATTTACGATAAGTGTCCTCTTCGAAGTCAAAGCTTGGTACGAATGAATTAATCTCTAGTGAGAATGTAACCTTATGATTACCTTTATCATCAAAGCCGTATTCAATTGGACGTTCCATTGTATAATCATCTGGCATCATGTATTCAGATGAGATTCTATAAGTACCATCTTCAATATGACCAGCATCAACGTGATAAAAATTGGCCTTGTACATTTTCTTAACAATGGCTTCGGTTATCTTAAACAGATCTAATTGACTTGAAACTAAAAGTTCAACATCAACTCCTAAAACCACTGGAATCATTTCGAATTCTGCAACGAAACCTTCCATAAAGCCCTCGTCATTTATTCTACTATAATTACCTAAGTTTCTTTTATTAACCAATTTTGCTGGATCAACTGCAAATGAAGTTAGATTAACTATACCTCTTGGTACTTTATCGTAATTACCATCTGCAAATTCACCGTCAGGATCACATGTTATTCCATTAATATTTGAGAATAAGAAATTGTCCTTTAAAAAGTTTTCATCGCCTGAAACTGCATAAAAGAATGGCACATCAACCTCAACTCGTTGATCATTTGAGATTTGACGCATAAAACTTAACTTACCATTAAGATCTGCAAGCAGACCAATAACAATATGTCGAATAACTGAATCGTCTTTGTTAAATTTTAAGTTGTATGTTGCCATCTAAAATAAGAATGTGTTTAATCGCTGGTTTATATATCACGATTTTATTCTATCCTTTCTATAGAGAACTTAGAGAATCCATTTTCACGATAGATTTGAATCTTCTTATCGAAGATCTCATGTGGCAAAACAGTGTGATTAATAACAAATGTGTTGATCTTATTCTCTTTAATAACTTGATTTAAGATTTTTAAGATGTTGTAAACTCCGTCATGATCAACAGAACTTAAGAGCTCATCTAAGAACAACATATTTAATTGTGGAAACCTTAACTTTAAGATCTTAATAATAGCGATGATAATAATAAAATCCGCCTTCTTACGCTCACCAGTTGAGAGCGTCATTGGATTAATGTCTTCACCTAAGTGATTGATAATACAATTAAACTTTTCATCAAATCTAATATGGAATTGCAAGTGCATGGTTTGGGCCATGGCAGCAATATTGGTATTAAGACCTGGCAGAATTGTTTTTACTGCCAAGTTCTTAACACCGTCCTCACCTAAAATGTTTTCTACAATTTCCATAAAATTATAGTCACCACTAAGAGTATCTTTATTTACAGACTTTTCAGCCTCTTTTTCTTCAAAGTCCTTGATTAGATTTTTTAAGTGTGTGAATTCACCTTCACCCGCAGTTTCACTAATCTTAACCAACTCTGACTTTAAAGTTTGCATACTGTACTTAATATCACTAACTTGAGTATCGATCTCTTGCTTCTTGACTTTAAGTTCGTTAATGGTATCAGTAGCAGTATCCATTTGAGTCTTAAGTTCAGCTATTTTATCAACAGCATGTGTCATTTCTGACTTGTACTCATCTTTCTTTTGATGGTGCCATTCACTATCAAGCTTAGTCTCACATGTTGGACAGTGACCACCTTCATAGAGTGCAATTTTCTTTTTAAGAGACTCGATCTCGTGCTTTAAACCACCAGCATCAGATCTTGAAGTTTCGTACTCTTTTTTATTAGTACCGATTTGCTTTTCTATTTCACTAGCATCGACCTTAAGTGTTTTAGCAGACTCATTAAGTTGAGTTAATTCATCTTTAAGCTCTTTGATCTTGGTCTTATTTTTAACGCTTGATTCTTCAATTAAAGTATTCAACTGTAATTTAACCGAGCCAATAGATTCCATAATCTGATTCAATTCACTTTCATATGAATCAATACTCATCTTAACTTGCTTACGCTCCTCTTTAATTTGACGTTGCATGTCATTTAGAATAGAGAACCCAAACATCTTATCGATGATTTGTTTCTTATCCATATTGCTCATTGTCAAAAAGGACTTAAAGTCATTTACAGATAGGATAATAATGTTCTTGAATACATGGTAAGGAATTCCAAATACTTCTTCTTCTAAATAGTCTTGAACCGACTTTTTACCTGCTTTATCAAATTCAACACCATTAATTAAGACATTAAATTTATTTGGCATTAGACCTCGCTCGATCTCAACTGCCATAGTACCACAAGTTAGACCAATACGAACATATAATTCTTTATTGATCCTATTTGGTAGATCTGATAATTTTACCCCTTCAACTTTACCATATAGCGCATAAATAATGGCATTGGCGATAGTGGTTTTACCATCACCGTTTTTACCAAGCGTTAAGAACAGTTCTGAACCGTCCTCTTTGAAATCTAATCGCTGTAACTTATTACCATAACTGGCAAAGTTTTTAAACTCTATAAAATCTATTCTCATTGCTCACTGTCGTAGTTATATGCACATTGAGTGTATAACTGTTTTAACTTAGTCTTAAGCTTTTGTTTCGTATCTTCATCATCATTTAACCCATCAACATAAACATTACATAGATTTAAGATGTTGTAATTCTTATACATTTCTTCAATCTCATCGATGTCGTAGAAGTCTTTATCGATATAGTTGTCTTCTTGATAAATGTTTGGTTCTAATTTACGACTAATGTGTTGAATGCGATTAATGAGTTGACTCAAAGCATTAGTAGTAGCAATTTGACTTGGTACAAAAAGATCAACAAAGTTATTTTCAATCTGCTTTTTAAATGATCCCAATGTAATATCAAACAGTTGTGTTAGGTTATACTTAACAAACTTTGGTGATATATGATTCTCGAAGAAAGTCTCTGACATGTCTTCTAAATCAACTAGATCAAAGCCTTTAGCATTATTTGCATCTGAGCGAGTCAATTGGTATGGAGTACCAACCATCAATAATTTACCACGCTCTTGTCTAAAGTGAATGTGACCACTATAAACTCGAGTATACTTATCGTAAATGTTAGAGTCTGTACCATGTTCGTTTTTAACCTTTGAGTTTAGGTAAATACCCTTAACCTCAGAGTGACAAAATACAATATCTGTAGTTGGATGATTTGCAAGAGTTTCAGCTTCATGATCTGCATCTCTTCTCCATGGCATCATTAATACATTTCTATTGTTCCACTTCAACATCTGTGGATCTTTATAGATCTGTACGTTTGGAATCCATTTAAGACTGTCGATAGAAGTGATTTCATTTGTCTTCTTGGCCCAAATATCATGGTTACCACAAATAACATGGACTGGTAAGATCTGCCCCAATCTTTCAAAGAGGTCAACTGCATAGTTAAGCACTTTAATATTGATACTTTGACGATTATCAAAAGTATCTCCAACTTGCACCAAGACATCACCTGGCTTAACATGCTTTTTAAGTGTTGGTATAAACAGATTTTCAAAGAAGTCTTTCTGGATCTCTAACCACTCATTAGAATTAGCTCTAACTCCAAAGTGTAGATCACCAAGAACCCAAACTCTTTTGACTCCCTGTTCTAATTGTTTAGAATCAATCATTAGAATAACTTGTTTATATTTCTTTTGCCTAAAACGCCAGTCTTAGCATCTAACTCTTGAATTAGATCCTCTTTGTAAACGTTAGACAAAGAACTATAAAATTTTGTAGGATTAATATCAAAATACACGCATATTTCACTAAATAAGTCAATACGACTGTATTTAATGGCCATTTCATCAACGATGTAACCATAAACATCATTTATGTCAGCCTTCTTTAATTTATTACATCGACCTAAATCATCAATGTCGTTAAATGATTTAAACCTAGAAGCTTCTATTAACTCGTGAATTTTACGAGCAATCATTTCAAAATGAATTTTGATTTCTTCTTCTCTTGTATCTTTGTAGCCTGATTCTAATTCAAAACTAATGTCGCTTAGTTCAAACTCTGAAGACTCAAAGTTATTGTTAAATATTTTATCGTTGCTCATAATTAAATTCCATGTAAATTTGAATTTGTAATATCCTCTGTCTCAATCAAGCGCATGTAATTCCAATTGATATTGAGTTTACATTTTGTACCCTTGCCTTCACCATCACGAATCTTTAGGATCTTTAACCAATACTCTTCGTTAGCTCTCATCAAGTCATCTTGAATAATACCTAACATAATGTCGGCAGTGTGAGATAGACCTGCAGATTCTGCAATATCTGTCATAGTAATATCACTCGAGTTGTAGCCAGATCTGGTAATCTGTGTTGCAGTAACAATCAACCAATCATTGCGAATACCCATTGCTCTTAGATCCTCTGCAATTTGCTTGATCTTCATATAGGTATTTTCTGTATTAAGGTTTCGGTAGTTGGCTAGAATATTTATATAATCCACTACAACAGCTCCCACTTTAATTTGTCTATCTTCTTCAATTTGATTTACATATGCTTCAATATCAAGTACAGTTGCTTGTGATGTTGGCATTTGTTTAATGAAGAGTTGACCGGGAGGGGTAAAACCATCTCCAACTGTTTCTAGTCTACGCTTAATGTGATCTGCATTTTTAGCCTTTTCTGCATATTCATTAATTGGAATTGATAGCAGATTAGCACCAATTCTTTTTACAAATTTATGAGCTGCCATTTCTGCAGTAATAACTACAGTATTAGTGCCCATCTTAACAAAGTTAGCTGCGTCATTGGCCAAATAGATTGACTTACCAATGTTTTGTTCACCTGCATAAACAATTAAGTTACCACCTTTATCATAGCCACCGCTTAAAAGACGATCAATAAAATTGTAACCAGAACTTACCTTCTCAGTTTCTCTTTGATCATGTGATTCTACGTTAAAGAAGTCAAGACCCAAGTCAGAGTTAAAGTTAACGTTGTTTCTATCGTTAATAAGTGTTTTAACTTTTTGTACAATAGACTCAGCATTCTCTGGTGTTACATTAGTAGTCTTAATAAACTCAATAGTGTCTGTTAATGAGATACTAAATGTCTTCCATTTAATCCATGATTCTGTGGTTGTAGTTAACCATTCTTCGTCATATTGATCAAGATCAACACCAAATACTAGATCTAAGATACCGTCTGTGACCTTTTCTTTTGCTCTCTCGTGTTTTGTAACAAGTAGCTTAATTTGGTCCTTAGTTGGAGTCTCATTAAATCTTTCGTAGAATTTACCAGCAATATGACTTAGAAGACCAATTTCTTCAGAAGTATAATAAGCACTTTGAATGCTTTGAAGATATTTTGGCTTGACTAGTGAAAGTCTAAAAAATACTTTTTCAAAATCTTGTCCGAACTCCATATTTGTTTTATTGTTCTATGGCGAATTCGCCTACTTGTTTACTATAAGGCTCTTCTGCCCAAAGATTAATTGCGATCGCTTGTCTAGTTCCCTCAGTAACAGGTAAAACTTCATGTACATCTTGTCCCGCTTGGAAAATGATTAATCTATTTGGTTTAGCTTTAACTATTTCAGGCGACTTATCAGTACCATCTGTGTAAACTGCTAGATCACCTCCAACAAATTCTTGACCTGCTGGATAATAAACAGTACCAATCACAGGTGTTACTATTTCACCTGTCTTTTTAAACCACGCTTCGTCTTTGTCGTAATGTGTGCCTAAATTGTTTTTAAATCTACTTTCAGTATTTGCTGTTTGAATACCTGTCCAATACTCAAATCCAGAGATGTTATAGCTTTCTCTAACAGGACAATTGTCTCGCCAAATATACTCAATTAGTCTCTTTTTAAGAGTGTCGGCTGGTGAGTTAAACCATGCGTTCCACCAATAATAGACCCCAGGGTCATTAAAAAATGTTTGATCTTGCTCGATTTCTTTAAGTAAATCTGGATCTTTAATAAAATTGTCAAATACTGCTATCATTCGAATGGGTTTTGTAAAATTTTGTATGCGAACTTACCTTCATTATGATTTGTTTGTTCAACTAAACCCAAATCTATAAGCTCCGTTATGGATTGTATTAAATGTTCTTCTGAAGAATCAGTGAATCTATAAGTCTTCAGCGCGTGTAGTGTAAAGCTACCTTTGTGTCTGTCTGGCATCCTTTCACATAATTGAACCTCTTTGTGAAGAATGTCAAATCCTGTAGGATAACCAGGTAAGTCCTTTTCAATACCTAAAATATATTTTATAGGCAGACTGTCCTCATTAATCCTCATCATTTTCTAAGATTTGATCAAGATCAATTTCTCTCTCTTCAGTATTATAGTTGAAGATGTGTTTAATCTTAGCTTCAATTTTTTCAAGCACTTCTTGTGTAAAGACCTTTTCAGTGAAGAATTCGCTATTAGGTACAGTTTCATCAAGGTGCTTACAGATCCAATTACGTGCAGTTTTCTTAGGTACGTATTCGCCTTTCTCGATTGTACCTTTTGTAATACCAATCTCTTCCCAATCAATATACTGCTCAAGACCAACATAGCGATTCATACCTTCTGTAAAGTGAAGGTGAAACTTAATGTTAGTTGGTTTAGCAAAACGGTTTTTGTTAGGCTTAGCAGTTACAATAATTCCAGCTTTTTCACCGCTTGATTCTTTAAGCTGTGCCTTGTTTAAGAATAGAACAATTGAAGCCGCATATTCTGGTCCTGTTCCACCACCAGCTACTTGACGTGAAATAAAGTCTTGCGTCTGATATGTGTGATTAGTAAAAATAAAAGGTATCTTAAGATCAGCAAGAGGCGTCATAATGATACGGAAGATAGACTTAAGAACTTTAGATCTTGTCATATCTGCTTTTTCAGAACCTGATCGAGCATCTTCAATCTCCTTTTGAGTTGCCAAGTTACCAGCTGAGTCAAGAATAACCATGACCTTTGGTGTCTTACCGCCAGCTCTCTTAACTTCTTGCATTTTACCAGTTAATGTCGTAACCGATGTTCTAAATTCTTGAACAGTATTAATTGGCTGATAGTTTACTTTAGTGACATCAATACCAAACTTTTCCATTTGATCTTTGTCTACTGCAGCTTCTGAATCATAATAGATCACACTGTAACCCATATCAATTGCTCTCTTAACTGAGTTTAGAACCAAGAACGTTTTACCTGTTCCTGATGGCCCTGCGATTGAACATGTTCTACTATTTGGCCAACCA